AAGCATCCGCACGGAGAGACAATCTCGAAAGTGTAATCCTTTTCGGCCTCGTTAAAAATCCACAAACCTGCAGTATGATAACTCAATTCTATGTTTCGACGTATAATGTGAAATCCGGGAAACCTAAAGCTATGAAGTGTTTTTGTCTCCAAATTGTAAATGATTCCATCATGTGATTTTAACATGTACCATAGACGCCACGATTTTGCTTCATCTAATTTTTTGGGCCTAATTTTAAAAGCTAATTGAACATCGATCGATGGATCCGAATCTTCAATTATCTTTCGAATCATGTCGGTCGGCAAGTGCTTCCATATATTTGATTCCATAATGTGTTAGCTCACTATTTCTTTAGCCCGAACACATATCGCAAGATCCAGGGTTTGCCAGGGAGCAGTGCTCCTTTGTAATCGGTACCGTGACTTGTTGTGCGTGCACCTTTGCCCGGGTCCTGAGGTAGTACATACCAGTCTTGAGACCCTTTTTCCATCCGTAAAAGTGCATGCTCGAAAGCTTTGCGAGCGTCGGATTTTCCATGAAAATATTGAGCGACTGAGACTGGTCGATGAACGGCCCCCGGTCAGCGCTCATGTCGATAATCGACTTTTGAGAAATCTCCCAGACGGTCCTGTAAATCTCCTTGAGACGCTCAGGAATGTCGAGCGTTTGGACCGACCCCCCGTTTCGAATAATTTCAGTCTTGATCTCCTTGTTCCACTTGTCGATACTCTGCAAATCTTTCACCAAGTGCTTGTTGACCATGACAAACTCGCCGGCCAGGGTTCGACGAAGGTAAATGTTGGTCGTGTAAGGTTCGAACGCCTCGTTGTTCCCGAGAATCTGAGCGGTCGAGGCGGTCGGCATCGGCGCGACGAGCAGTGAGTTGCGAAGACCGTGCGCCTTGATGTTTTCACGAAGGATTAGTCGTTCGATATTCTGACCCCACATGTCAAACTGAAGAATACCTTGTGAGGCCGGGGACCCCTCGAACGTCTCATAGGGTCCCTCCTCCCTGGCCAACTGACACGACTCTTCGAGAGCGCTGATGTAAATAGTCTCAAAAATCTGCCTGTTCAAATCCCTGGCTCCCGGCTCGTCAAAAGCCAGACCGAGCATCATGTAGACGTCGGCCAACCCCTGAACGCCGATGGCTATAGGACGGTGACGAAGGTTCGACTTTCGGGCCGGCTCGGTGGGATAATAGTTTCGGTCGATGACGCGGTTCAGGTTTCGCGTCACGACCCGAGTCACACTGCAAAGTTTCTCAAAGTCGAACGAGGACCCATCCACAAACGCCGGGAGGCTCAGGGAGGCCAAATTGCACACGGCCGTCTCGTCCGGAGCCGAAACCTCCATGATTTCGGTACAATTACCCGTGATCATTCCGTTGAATATTCCCATATGTCTCTTGGGCTCGTTGAAGCAGTACGTTTCGTCCCAACGATTGTTATCTTCTATTGAGACTACGCTAACATATTTTGTAGAAGGGAAAAGACCTTCTCCTTTCCAATTTCTCGGAGCAACATTTCCTGTTGGTCCAGACCATTCAATTAGAGTATCACCTGGTAGAAGATCCTTAGCTTCTTTGATTCCCGCAGTCAGATGAAACTTGTGATATTCCGTACACTCCAAAAAAGTTCCGTTATTCATAGTAATCTTAATGAGCTTGGAACTTTCACTCGTCTTTTGAATTTTTACTATAGAAAACTCGAACCCGTTCCATACATTTACATCTCGGTCAACGATATCTTGTATTTGCATGTAACCGTTTAGTGTAAGCACCTCTGTCTCGGGCGCGACACATAAATTACTCGACTTGATGGTTCCGATATTCTTCTGGTTCGATTTGGAGTTTGCGGCATCCTTGTAGCACATATAGGGAGTCCCGGTCTCAACTTGGCTCTTCAGGATGGCATCCCAGACCTCACGCGCCCGGACCACCTTTTTGAAACGCCCCTGAACGACGCACATCTTGTAAAGTTCGTTAAACTCTTCCCCGTGGACATCTTGGAGCCCGGGGCACTCGTTCGGGCACATCAGGTGCCACTCACGGTCCTCCTCGACGCACTTCATGAAAAGGTCCGGGATCCACATCGCCGTGAAAAGGTCCCGGCAGCGCATCTCCTCGTCGCCCTGATTCAGACGGAGTTCCAGAAACTCCATGACGTCCGCGTGCCACGGCTCCAGGTAAATTGCAAAAGACCCTTTGCGCTTCCCTCCACCCTGGTTCACGTATCGGGCCGTGTTGTTGAAGACTCGGAGCATGGGAATAATTCCATCCGCGACGCCGTTTGTGCCTTTGATTCGAGATCCATTCGCCCGAACATTCGAGCAGTGAATGCCGATACCCCCGGACCACTTTGAAATGTGCGCACACTCCTTGAGCGTCTCGTAAATACCATCGATAGAATCATCCTTCATGGCAACCAGGAAACAACTCGACATTTGCGGCTTGAACGTTCCGGCGTTGAAGAGCGTCGGCGTCGCGTGAGTGAAAAACTTGAGAGACATGAGGTCATACGTCTCCCGGACCCGGACGTAATCGGACCCGTGAATTCCCAGAGCGACCCGCATGAAGAGATATTGGGGCGTCTCGCCCTCGTTGAGGTACCCCTTTTGGAGCGTCCTGATTCCAAAGTACCCAAAGAGATAGTCACGCGAATGATCGATCCAGGTGTCCATATCGAGTGTGAGATTCTTGATGAAGGTGTCCGAAATGATACCCTTGGTGTGAAGAGAAATCATGGCATCGCTGAATGTCCTCGGGCAATTCTTTTGAAGATTCGAGACGGATACACGCATCGCGAGCGTCTCATAATTAGGATTCTCGGTAATCATCCCGATGGCAACCTCGGCCGATAGGTTGTCAATTTCGCTCGTAGAGATTCCGTCGTACATGCTCGTAAAAACCTTTTGGGCAACCCTGTCAGGATAGACTTCCTGGAGAGGCTCAAACTCTGGGCCGCAATTTAGTTTTGAAATTCTCTTGGTCACCTTGTCAAAGAGCATCTCGACTTCATCACCAGAGCGCTTGATGACCTTCATTTTGTAATTTGAGCGCCCGGTTTTTTTAAGTCTGGTTTTTTTCGTAGCGTATTTTAAATGGCGTCAAAGTATCTGCCCTCCCCCCTGGCCGATGCCTACTTTTCAGATTTTAACAAGGAGACTATTCAGGATCAAATTGTCCGGAAAATCAAGGATGAGACGGGTGTGGAGATTCGGCGCCAGAGTTATGCGGCTCTCGATTCTCTCATGAAGACCGTCTGGGCCAACAAGCGCCGGGACACCTTTTCGGATGTTCGGAACCAGGTTTCTCTCTTGAACGCGGCGGTGGTCAAGGAGGCCACGGCGACAATCAGCACCGGCCTGCTTCAGCAGATTGTATATCTCAGGGACATTTCTCAGAACCCAGTCCCACTCGAGATACCTACGAGCACGAGTACCTACGGAAACAAGATTCCGATAAATAATAAATATGGTATAAATTAAATGAAAACCCTCGACGACATACTTTTCGGGTTTCTCATATTCTTCGCCATAGACCGGCTTATCAGGGTTTCTAGCACCCTCCTGGTCGGTCCGTGGGTCGAAGGAAAGACGAAAAAGGAAAATCGAATAGAAAGTGTCAAGCTTTTCTCTGAATTTATTCTCATAATTCTATCGGCTCTCATCGTGTGGCGCTACAGAAAGAAACTGGCAAAGCTAACGACTTAAAAGAATCGACCGAGTAATATTCAATGAACCAATACAAAGACGAGACGGCACAAATGTGCCAGCAAAAGGGATGGGACAAGGCTCCTATTAGTGCGGTATGGATGTTATATACCGAAGAGAATGGTGAGCTCGCCAGTGCGATCCGACAGAAACAGAGAATGTACCGAAAAACCGGCCTCAAGAAGGAGCGCGGGACGGACATCATGATGGAGATGGGTGACGTTTTTAGTTACCTGTTCCAGCTGGCTCATATGCTCGACATAGACCTTGACCAAATGTGGGACCTCCACAGGGAAAAGGTGAAGACGAAATTTTACAAGGAAAATAATGTAAGAGTATCTTAATAAGATGGCCTCGACCCTCATGAGAGATGATAACAACAAGATGAACAAAATTAACCCATCCACGTGGACGGGCGATTTCGGCATTCCTCACGACGGGTTTTCCAAGAATATCTTTATGGATGGAAGCTACACGACGGCCATCAGTGAAGATCCTACAATCTACACTGACCCTCTCGACGGAGATGACGATCCGAACCGTGACTTGTCAGGAGGTATGTACTTAAAGACGGCCCAGACGAGCCCGGCACCTTTCCGCGGGTTTCCAGCGCGCAAGTTTGAGTACTCGAATGGGACCGTGACGTGGTTCCGCCCTGGTCAGCCTTGGCACTGGATAGGAAAGTCAACCTATGACGACGGATATACCGCAAAGAGTTCGTCCGGGTCACAGAATACAATCATAGGTCTGGCGGTCCTTGCGCTGGTCATATATTTTGTTTCTAAAAAGATGAAATTTTAGGAGCAACAACTTTAACAAGATTTTTTGAAAGTTCTTCGCGGGCCGCAGTAGAGTGTGCAGGCAACATGGGGCAAGAATGTGCCTCAAGTTGAATGCATTTGCAACAACAATCCATCTTGCATTCCTTGCACTTTAGAATGCGATTTTTATGAGGGCACCGAGTCATCTACTATAAGACACTCGATCTCAGTCTTAAACTGGACAGGGTCATCTATAACGTCACACAACCCACTCGAACGCCCCTTGAGTATTTGGTTCCAGGCTTTTTGCATCGCGGGAAGATGTTTCGGGAACCATGTGCGGTCTCGGGGAACACGCACAACGACAAACTCCTCTGGTGTACTACTCTCCGGCCGATATTGAATAAAGTCACACTCGTCCAGATCCATAATTTCCAGGAGAAGCTGGATTTGGGGCATATAATAAGAAGGAACTTTTCTCTCAATCTTACGAGTCAAGGGACACTTGATTTCGATGAGAAGTCCATCTTCCGTTATGCCATCGGGAGACCCACCGAGCCACGGATATTGTCGATGCTGAACGACCCCAATTTCATGAGACTTTTTGCCGTAACGCTGGTCGTAGAGGTCCCGGACGAGAGGCTCGAGGAGCGTTCCGTGGGCCGTAGCTGCATTCCCGGCCCATTTCGTCTTGAGCACCTTCTTTTTTACGAAAGATTCAGGACTTTCATAGTGATTTTGACCAATTGCGCTCGCGACATCGCTGGCCGTAATCATATTCTCACGGAGCTCTAACCATTCCTCAGATCTTTGTTCGGCATATTCAGCCGCGAGGAGTTCCTGAACTCTCGCTAGGAGCTGTTTCTGTCGATCGTCCTGCATTTACGGGCACCTTCTTATTCTTGAAACGAGGATCCGTCTTAAGTAGAATCTCTGCGGCATTTTGCTCAGCCTGCTTTTTGGTAAGTGCAAACCCAGCCCCACCCTCCATTCCGTCAACGATAACCATCACAAAGAAATTTCCGTTAATCTGGTTCATTACACGATACTCTGGCAGTTCGTACTTGAGCGCTTGGCACCACCTCATAAGTTGATCCTTGTA